TGATTAATCATGTGAACCTAGAAAACGGGGAAGTAATGGTAATGCCATACGGGAGTGGTCAGAAAACAAAAGGAAGGACTGTATTTCTGGGTAAAGTATCCCGCCGATCTGTATGGCATTATTTAGCTATTCGAGAAGACCCTCGACCAGATGAACCGTTGTTCATAACTCAAGATTATCATCCGTTCCAAAGGCAAGTATTAAGAGAATTATTAATCAGAATCGGGGAGCGTGCTGGCGTTTCAAATACTCATCCTCACAAATTCCGCCACACATTTGCTACTGAATATTTGCGTAATGGTGGCGATATATACACCTTGCAAAGGCAACTTGGTCATTCATCTCTCAAGATGGTGTTGCGGTATCTCGACATAGTCAAGAGTGATATATCCGAAGCGCATCGCCGCGCCAGCCCCGCCGATAAGTGGCGCCTGTAACACTTAATTTCAATCGAGTCAACTCAAAAAAAGACTCAAAACTGGTTCAAACGAGTTTCTAAAAACACTTGACATTTGCTTGATTATGGTATATACTATATTCATAAGCGAATAACAACAGATTAAAAAAAGGAGATTTGAAATGGAAACAACTATTGAAAAAACATTAACAGACTTTGGCGGTAAACTATGGGAGAAGGGTGATTATCGTAGAATTTATTTCAACATCGAATTAGTAGAAAAATTCATAAAATTGAACGTAAACTACTATAACACTGGCAACATTTCAAGTGCAACGCTTGATGGTAAAGAAATTTCAAACAGCGAAGCCAGGAGAATTATCTCAGGGATTGATAAAATTTACTACGATTTCACAGATGAAAAATTTCACTGGACATCAGATTACGATGGGTATGTTAAAGAATTTTGCAAAATGTTACGAATCTCTTTGAATGAAAAAGTGGAGGCATAACATGAAAATGCGCTTTAGTAACGGTAAAAATTTCGCAATCACGTTTGAATCATCCGATGTAAACGAATTTTTAGATCAATCAATATCTGCACTAAAAAGGTTTAGAATACAGACAGAAAAACGCATTCACAAAGGAGAAATTAAAAAAACAGTTTCTTGGTTCGAAAATCCAGAGCTTCACGTTTACAGTGAAACACTTCAGGTATGGCAGGACATGAGCATTATAAAAGGTGCTTATCGCGAAACTTTCAAAATTCATTTCACGAATCAAGCAGATAACATTGATGAAATTTTTGTAATCGATAAAAATCTATTAGAAAAAAATATAACTATTTTTTGGCTAGGATGCGTAGACAGTAACAACTGGGCAGACGCACTGAATTTACAAATCACTAATCTTGGTGATATGCTGTGTGGTAATCATGAGTAAAACTCGCGGTGGTAAACGCGAAAATGCCGGTCGCCCTACTGGTAAAACTCACAAAAAAATACTGATTAGCCTTCCGCTGGAAACTGCGGAGTGGCTGGAAACGAAAGAAAATAAATCAGGATATATCGCAGGATTAATCGGAAGAGATATGAACGACGAATGTGCAGCAAAGATGCTGGAGATAAATAAAAAAATAAGTGCTTGGAAATTTTACGAATGCGAATAAAACCACCGCAAAGGAGGCATAAGCCTCCTTTTTTTATATCTTCAATTGCTTTTCAATATCATCCATCAAATCATATAATTGTTGTGATTTACCTGGCTCCAGAAGATACGCGCGCACAGACGACAGCACTAACGATAGCGATCTCTCCAGAGTTTCTATTCTTGAATTCAACTCAGCAACTTGACTTTCAAGCACATGTTTTGAAACTTCTAAATCTACGATGTAGCTATTTTGTTTTTTCATCATTTCAAGCTGTTTCCTCAAGTCGCTATTTTCACTTTCTAAACGCTAGTCCATGAGATGGTTCATATTTGGTTAGGTCAAACCGGCATTAGTAATAATGTTTATGAAAAAGGAATAGAGCAATTCTGTAATGATGTTGCATGGGAATTCCTTTTACCACAATAGGTAACTTGTAGGTAAATTGGTAACTTGACGGTAACTCGTAGAAACTTGTAGGTAACTCGTAGGGAGTTTTGGGAGTTATGGTAATTTGCATTAATTACCAAAGTAAATCTGCTATACTGTGATGTTACCGATGCATATAAAAAAACCGCCACTGGGTAGGTGGCGGCGGTAACGTTGGCATTCAGGAGATGCCGTATATGTTAGATTATACCAATATTTTAAGTTTAGTACAAACTATACCACCTTCTCACTCAATAATCCGAGGGCGAATCTTAATCTGACCCTCTATATCTTTTAGTAGCACAAGCATTTTATCTGCTGCTTCTGGAACAGGATTAATCATATACTCCTTGAACGCATCAATTACAACGCGTAAGCTTTGCTCCAATGTATTGATGCGCCCCGTCAATTCCTCTACGTGCGCTTCCAGCTGATATTTTGCAGCTTCTAAATCTGTAAGATAAGCGTTCTGTCTCTGCATCATGTTTAACTGTGCCCTCAAGTCCTGATTCTCTTTTTCTAACTGTTCAATCCTCAACGCAAGCCCATCATACATCAATCGTGCCGTCTCCACCGCAGTCTTATCCGCCTCTCCCTTCTCCTTCCTCGTCTCTCTGCGTGTCATAAAATACGGAATCACACCCACCAAAGCCGCTGCCACAGCAGCGATAATCGCCGGAACAACATATTGTAAAATCACAGGACTAATACTCATCCACGCGCATCCTTGTAAGCTCAATACCCAAAGCATTCATAGCCGCATGAAGAATTATCATCGCTCCCCACGCAAAATAATAAACATCGCTATCTGGGATCGGATCCCAATACGGCTTTACAAAAAATGTATAAACATAAAACAGAAAAGCATTCACACACCACACAATCGACGGCAGCGTCAACCTCACCTGATTCATACGCTTCCCCTTCGGCATTCTCAATATCCTGATAGTCGTAACCAATAGCGTCATAACCACGACCATCAGATTACACGCCATGATATACCGCGCTACTATCAAATCAATCGGCATACTCATCTTGGTATCAGCTTGATCTGACTTGCCTGACCGCTATCTATAATTCCTTTCTCGACTGCCAGATCAATATCATCTTCGTTTATCTTGTGTAATAGCCAGAGATTGAGCAAAAACCTATACATAATAAACCTCCAAAACATTTATTAGCCTCCTAATACTTGATACAAAATTGCATCCTCAATGGAGGATATTCTATCTTCCAGCGATGGCAATTCTATTTCTGTAGGATCATGAACCTCTATCAACCTTTCGGCTGCCTCCGCTTCAGTTTCGGTTAAATCCCTAGTCCAGTCTACGACAGCATCCAGACGAACGCCATCGACCGGCAATCCCTTATTCAGTAATTCGGTATGTAACTTCTGTGGATTAATCATGCAATCCTCGCAAGCCAGCCGTGATTTGCGTATTTAGTAGTTGCTCCAGCTGCCGCGACCGTAACGTTTGCGGTTGGATTCACACCGATTTGAACGTAATCATCAACATTCATATAAAACATCCCGGTAGTAATATCGAAACGACTTGCCGCTACCTGACCATTCATCGACATTGTAGCACCGTTTAAAAATATACCTATGTACGCAGTACAAGCAACAGCAAAACCACCGCCCGCCATATAATAGCCAGCTGATTTTGCGTACATTTTCGATCCATCACCGGATGACCAACAACCGTCTGTGTCGTGCAATTCCGTATTCCAAGATAGATAATTCCATTGGCTGCCTGTAATTGCTTGCGTAGAATTACGATAAATTCGACACCCTGGGGGAGTTGTATTTACTAACTTTCCGTAATCTAGCGACAAGTCACCAGAAAATAGAAAAAATACTGGACCTAAATTTGACCAAACACTCATTCCTGCTTCAGCCGAAGAAAAACCAGTAGAAAGCAATAGTTTCACCCAATATTCTTCTTTAGACTCAGCAATCAATTCAATGTTTGACGAGGCATCCCCAGAAAAATTTCCTAAATTTAAACAACGTAGTTTGATAGCTCTTTCTGAATCGTCATCCATCGCGAATGCTAAGACACCTCCCATAGATCCACCGTCTGATACATTATCAATAGAAGGTGTCGCAAAGCTGTACGCGTGTGGAACTTCCCAGCCAGCCGAATCGTGAATCGCTGTAATCTCAACACCATCCTCATCAATCTTCACCGCCCCACCCCCCGCGATCGCCGCGCCGGAGGACGCATCCAGACCGAACTGCAACACATCGTCACGCACACCAACGATATTGAATTGCTTCGTAACACCACCAACGTCATAATCCATAGCAGGTGAAGCTATGCGAACACCACTAAAACCTTCACCAGGTTCTCCCGTGCCTGTGCGAAATTCACCGGCTTGCATGATACCTATATCATCCGTTAAATCGGATACTTGTAAAACACTATCGTCAATCGTTTTTCCTTCCAGCTTTATTAATCGTTCCTCAAAACTTTTGAGAAGCTGGTATATATCTCTGCCATCTACCATATCAAGATAACTCATAATTGCGCCTCAATGCTCAAATCTACTTGATTACTGGATTCGTTATACTCCATCGCTTTTATTCTGCCCGTCCCATGCCAACCATTCACAGCACCAGGTAACCGAACATTTGCGAGATGAATGTCAAACGTGTTACCAAGTCGTAAATAATTAAACGCATCACCGATATTCATAACTGAAACCGTGAGAATAAGCTTTGGATTTTTATTATTACTAAGATACACTATTGCAGCCGCGTTCAATGCAGTTTTTATAGAAGTATTGCTGGTGATTATTGCATTTCTCAATCCGTACATGTCTATAGATGCTGCATCTTGTGCCGGATCTGATAGAATGACCGCTTGTGTCGTGGATGAATCATTCCTGCAAACGATATAGTTAAATATCTCGCCATCAACTTTAGCATCTTTTAATTCTATATTTGCATTTAAACCATCGTGGAGAAATAGATTTGATGTTTCACCTGTAGATTTTACAGCATCCACATAGACCCAAAGTTGATTGTTTACATCTTTTTCAGTTCTAACTAAAAGCTCCATACCTGCGTTTGTGGATATTTGCTTGATTTGATCCAGGTATGTTCTGGCATCCAATGCCCATGCGATTTTTTTACCTAAAATTGATTTATCACCAATTTTCACGTAAAGATTACCGCGCTTATTCGCAAGTGTAATCAATTCGCTGATAGCTTCAGCGGGTTCTTCAGCTTTCAACGTGTACGGTTTCTCATCGAACACGCGCGTGTTTAACAAATATTCGATGTTATACATCGTCAATTGAACTGGAGATGTCGCCACCCAGGGTGTATCTAGTACGCCTGCCCACGCTGGAAGATTTGGTGTTTCAATTGTTACGATTCTACCGAACTGGATGTAATCCTTGATTGCGGTATCCGGAATTGAGACCGTAGCAGACCCACCGAGTAAACCAATACTCCAGCCGAGATTTGAAACAATGCCGGTAAACTCGCCTACTGGAAAATTATTCTCATCATACACAACAATTCGACTCATTATGCTCTCCGTTGATACCAGGATAATGCTGCATCCATCGTCCCCAACCCAGTTGCCGTTATTTTTAGTGTATTTGATCCTGGTTGTAAGCTCAACCAAACGTCTTTTGAATCGTCATCCAGCTTCAATGCTTTATATGCTGAAAGTGAATTATACGTAACTGCATAGTTTTCGCTGTCAACAATAAATGGAACAAACGAACTTCCAACGATTAGCATTTGAAACTTTAGATAAATGATGTCTGTTGTTGTTTCATTTTCAAGCATTAAATCTATCGTATAGTTTGATTTTTCACCAACAAAACTGCCAGAAGGGTATGAATAAAATTCAACAGTACATGTCAGTACTTCCAGATCAATCAACTTCGTGACCGCTGGAGTTGGAATTATCACGCTTTGCAGGATAAATCTTATGTACTTACCGTTTGTGGTTGTTGACGCGCTATTATGTGTCCACGCTTGCCACGTGCTCAATACAGTCGGCGTGGCTTCATCCCAAACGGAATACCAGTTCACGCCATTGATTGATTTCTGTAAACCGGCTGCTTTTTGTGTTGTGTTTGTTGGTAGCCATGTTGCAGAATTGCGGTATTTTTTACCTGTGCTCGAAACGGTTTTGATTCCGCCACCGTGATATAGTTTCCATGCGACTGTAGCGGTCTCTGATTTATTTGTGCATCCAATCTGCATACCCAGTGCAACGTTTCCGGTTTCTGCATTTTCGGTAACTTTGTAGTACTCAGTAACGAGGTTTCTAGCAACGGATACAACACTTGGAATAAACGCACCCGTACGGTTCCCTGAATTGAAGACCGTTGAGGCAGTATAAACCCACTTTGTGTTATCAGATGAAGATAAATCAAAGCAAGGTTTAGTGAGATTGTATGTATCAGGATCATCTGAGTCTGGAGAAGAAACCGCAGAATTGCCATAGATCACTGTTATTGCGTTTTCAACTAATGAAACAATGTCATTAATCGCATGAGATGCCATTGATGTATTATATGCCGCTCTTTTTACTCCGGTATATTGGATGTATGTACCTACGGACTTCCACCCCGTGTAAGTAAAGTATTCGTTGCCAACGCAAAGGATACCGCCTGCGCGAGGTACTTTGTCATATCCTAATACAATCAGCGCATCAAGTGTACTAATAGAACCGCTTGACGCTATGGCAGTTCTAAGTTTTGTAACATAGCCAGCTTTCAAGCTGATATTGATCCAAATTTTCGTTGTTGCGGTTCCAATGCCATAAATCCAACGATTTACCTCGACACCATTCACAAGTACCCGCAGATCGTCACCGTCTGCCTGCATTTTCGTTGGTACTAATCCGCTTGTATCCATCGTTATACAGTATGGTATGACGCCATAACTCGCTGTAGTGTTCACAAGTTTATACACGTTTTGGTAAAGATAGCCCACTGTTGGTGTTCCGGTTGGAAGTAAGCTTATAGCTAATTTTGTATTCTCAGTACCAGCATTTGTTACCGTCTTTGTGCTTCCAGTCCCCGTTATTGACCAGGTATCAGTCGATACATCCACTGCTTTCCACATTGAGTCACCAGATTGAAGCACAACCGTAAAATAACCACCTTTTTCCAGAACGCAACTTTGCACAACACAAGGTATAAAATAATCTTTGTTTTCATCTGTGAATGTTATAACCAGATCACCGCTTGTACCTGGCTTCATCCAATGTTTTAACTGTGCTGCAAGATCGTACCGATTCGCATAATCTATAATCTGGATTTGTACCGGTATATTTCTGGTATCTACTGTGTATGCTTTCGAGTACACGGAATCAGCACGCATTTGTGATATAAAAACTGGATTCGATTGTGGGATTGTACCAAGTGTCAAACCTGTAGCTTTGTAATTAACTCCATCGTTGATACTGTGACCGTTGAATGTTTTTATAGAGATTAGCATTTAAAATCTCCTAACTTTTATTGACGCTGCTAACGAACCATTAGTTTGATTTTGAAATGTCACAGGAGCATAAAACGCGTAGTTTTCGGATTGATTATTTACATTTGCGCCCGTCATCGCGCTGCTAACACCCATGTTAGCAGCTATACCGGCTGCCGCTGCTGCCCCATCCTCAATATTTAGCTGATTTCTGATAGCTTCGATAAGCTCATGAATTTTATTACCGACATTAGCTTTTAAGTTATCCCATGTGTTCGACAAACCAATATAGATATAATCTGATAAAGCAGCTCCAATGCTTGTTGCTTCGGATACGCTTGAATTTGCACCTTTCAGTGCCGCTCCAATTGCATCTTGACCTGCCATACGCGCCGAGCCAAGATTACCTAAAACGCCGTTCCTGATTGCAGTTGTCATTTGTGAGCCAGCACTTGCCATATCTGGAACCTGGCTGTTTATAGCAGAGACAAAATTCCTACTAACTGTAACACCTGCCTGTGCAACACTTGTGTTAGTCGTTGCTCCGGTTGCGTAGTTTGACGCACCTAACGCGCCGCTGTTTAATAGAGAAACCGCATCTGTCGAAACGCCCGTTTTTAGTGCTTGCGTCATTTGTTGACCTGTTGCGGTTATTTCCGGTAAACCATCCTTCAAACCTTGCAAGTATGCTTGACTTGTATCTGTTCCGGTTTTGTTTACCTGGCTATCACCTTCGCCTAAAATCTTATCTAATCCCTGATAAAGCAATGGTAAATTTTTAAGCACTTCTGCGAACTTTTTAGCAAGCTCAACAGCATACAAACCTGGATTGATCGTACCAATTGCTTGTAAAATCCAGTCAGAGAAATCAGCCTCAAGGGTTTTTGCTATCGTTTCACCTTTGATTTGTCCAAACTGATCTACAAACCAATTTTCAAGGCTCTGGGTAATATTAACTCCAGTCATAGCCTGGATCATTCCGTCAATCCAAGAAACACCAAGTTTTGCCCAGCTTTCTACTAAATTCGCACCACCGGTTATACCACCCTGCTTAACATCGCTGTCGATATATGTCCACATGCCACCGAATGCACCTTTTACCCCGTCGATAATACCAGATGTAATTACCATACCTGCGGTTCTGGATGCATCCTGTGTCGCGGGATCATTCGCCCATGTAACTATTGAGTTTGTTAACTCAACCTGTTTTGCTGTAAACCCTGTAATCAGCCCAGACCAATCAATCGTTGATACCCAGCCCTCTATCATACTTTCGAGTGTCAATAGTAAATCACTAACTGGTTTCTCATTATCCGCTGTGTTTATCCCACCAAACACTTTACCTATTTTTACAGCTATATCTTGGATTTTATCAAGTGCTTCTTGTGGTACTAATCCGGTTAATGCTATGCGTATATCTGCTATACCCTTAATCCAATCGCCATTTTTGAAATCTGAAAGTATTAATTTTAGGTTATTGAATGCAGTCATTATCCCGCTCCAATCAACGTTTGAAATAATTTCAGCCGCTCTTTCTGATAAATTTTTCAAGCTCATAGCAAAGTCGTTGATAAACGCTTGAACATCTTTGGATTTCATGAATGAATTGATTTTATCTATCAGTGCTGTAAACGCTGGAACTACACTTGCGGCTATTCTCATGCCGATACCAGATAAACCATCTTTTAAACCCTGCGTTTTGTCATCGAAGTCAGCCAGTGCCTTAACGCCTTCTTCGGATACCACCGCTCCCATGTCACGCGCTTCTTGCGCCATGCGATTAAGCTCATCCGAACCAGCCTTAATGATAGGATTTAATTCTTGTGCTGATTTTCCAAAAATCTGCATGGCAAGTGCATCTCTAAGCGTTTCATCTGGAATTTTCCCAAGTGCTTTTATAACATCACTGAATACGTCTTCCGAATCTCTGAAAGTTCCATCAACTTTTTTCAGCTTTACACCAAGCTTTTGAAAAGCTGAACCCATATCTCCCAGTGTTACATCTGCGATTGATTTACCTTCTTTTTTAAGTTTTGAAACTTTTTCGTTGTAATCAGCAAAATCTTTCGCTCCGGTATAAATCGACCGTGTTAGTTTTGCGAATGATCCTGATAATGTATCATGTGATACACCAAGCTGATTTGAAATGTAATTCATCTCCTGAAGTTTTGTCGTTGATATTCCCGTTTTATTCGATAAATCATCAAGCTCTCCAGCTGCTTTCGATGCAGAAAATACCAACCCAGCTATAGCTACACCAACCGCCACAACCGCAGCTGCTAATGCTGCAATAGCTACCGCTGCAACCTTTACCACTTCACCGATACCGGAAACGATTTTCTTGAGAATATCGAATTGATTACCAGTTTCTTTGGTTTTTTCCCCCAAATCTTTTACTTTATCACCGGTAACCTGGCTCTCTTTACCAAAGTTATCAAGCTCTGTTTTCGTTTTTCCAAGCTCAACATCCATCTGGTTATAACTTTCAGTAGCTTGATTGATCTTGATCTGCATCTCCTGTGCCGCTCGGCTATCAGCTCCATACGCTTCTACGATTAATCGATGTTGCTCTTTGAGATTTTCAACTTTTTGCTTTTGCAATTCCATAGACTTTGTCAATGTGTCCATGCGCATTTGCAAACCATCTGCCGATTTTCCCCAATCTCCGAGACCCGCTGCAGATGCTTTGAAGCTTGATTCTACAACGCGCAATTCACGGTTTAGCTCCGTAACTCCTGATTTAAAGTCAGTTAAATCAAGTTGTACTTTTCCACTAATTGGCGGTTGGTCACTCATAGCCAGTTCACCTCATCGCAAAATGTTTGATTTTGCTCATCTATACCGTTTTTGTACTTCGGGTAATGCCTCAAAAATGCCAGTAAATTACCGTAATCTGTTTCATCAATATCCACTAAAGACCACCCAAATTTGTCTATCAACGCGCATTCAATATCTAAAAGAACCTCAAGCGTATCTCTGTCGTCTGCCAGGCTCAACCTGGCATCGTAGGGTTTCCGCCGCTTGCTCTTGAAACGATACTTTTCATAACAGCCATCATGTCGCCGAGGTCGGCTTTATCATCTAGGTCGCTAACCGTGAACCGATTTCCGAAAACATCACAGATCAAAGTAGACAGCGCATCATAATCATCGTCTGTATATTCATCTTGTGCTTTTTTGCCTATTTTTCTACTCACAGCCGCAGCTCTTTTTAGCATCTTCCAGGGCACAAACGACCGTCTGAACTCCCGTTCAATCTCCGAAGTTTCTGGATTGTAAAATGTTAATTTCAATGGAGTATTCATACGATTTCCTTGTACCTTCTTGCACCACTGGGAAGGCAATCTCGTTTTCGTGGTCAATTCAGCTTATGCCGCTGTGGTAAATTTGACGATGGTATTGAGCGATTGACCGTAGATGTCCACCACTGCAATAACAATAGTATGTGCTATCGTGCCCGCAAATGCGGTATGTGCTATCGTCATAGTCTTCTTGTCAGTGCTTAGTGTGCATGTGCCAGAGACGACTGCCGGAGTAGCATCGAGTAAAGTAATGTTATTAATTGCTTCGTCACTCAATGCATTATTGAACACGAGACTTAAATTAGCTGTCTTTGAAACACCATTAGCATCATCAACTGGTACACTGGACGATAAAGCCAGTGCTGAAATCGCAGATACACCAGGTGTTTGAACTTGTGAAAACCAATCCGTACCGCTGAAATTAGCTACATCCTCATCACCTACCACGCGTTTAACACCATCCTCAATATCGCCTAGATCAAACTCATACGTTGTCTTGATTGCGGTAAAAGTGATTTCTGTAGTTTTTGGATCCGGAGAATCAGTTTTAGATGCTGATTCACTAGAAGGCATGTCAAAACGACCTTTCAAGTAGCAGAAGTAGCGGTATGAACCGTTGCTCTTTTGGCTTCTAAACATAAGCGCAAAGTACGGCGGTACACCTGCGTTATCGTACATTCTGCCGGTGGTTGCGTCAAATACACGACCGGTTACCTGTGCTAAAACCGAAATCGGAATATTGGTTACAGTTAACGTGATTGTTGTTTCGCCTTCGCTAGAAAGTGCGTCAAATGGCTGGTCATCCGCATACTGAGTTTGACGATTGACCGCTGCATCCTGCTTTGCATCCACCACTGGAGCAAAATACACAGGAGTATCAGCTAAGTACGCTGTAGAGTCATCCTGTAAAACTTCCGCAATATATACATCTTTTAAACCGACATTAGATCGGTATTCACCCGCTGCAATTGTCATTATTTATACCTCCTCATTAAGTCTGAAATCAAAAGCTATACCGAAATGTTTTGTGTCCACGTTGTATGCAAGACCCCGCTTTCCAGCTTTATAAAAACCGACGTCGGTCATAGACTTTTGAATGTTTGGAATGTTATTTAATCCTGCTCTGTTAAAGTAGGATATTTGAACTAAATTGTTACTCGATATTGCTTCATCGTCTGCGTGAAGATTTTCAACCGCGCTTATCAGCGAGTATGTAATAAATACATCCGGCAGCTCGCTTCCAGTTTCAACGATATACACATCACAAGCGTAGGGTAAAGAAAGTGTTTTGATCGCTGTTTCGATTTTCGTATATATACTCACTCTAAACCTGCCTCACGTTTCAGACGTTCTCTCAGTGCTTTACGCGCTCGCGCTTTTGATTTTTCGATACCAGCACGTATATAGCTTTGCGCCTGGTTAGTTGACGAACCGTACTCGACAACATTGGCATAACGCGCTGTTTTTGCGTCTGTTGAACCTTTAGAACGCAGAATGCCGACATCAATCCAGTGTACGTTACCTTCTTTGTGAAGCTCTGTTTTGATATGGTTTTTTAGGTTTCCTGTAGCTCTGCCGCTTTTTGATTGTCCAGGCTGTGGCACTAACCTTACCATCTCATCCTGGATGATTTGTGCTGCATCTGTCAAAGCGTTATCCACGATTGAATCTATATCAGCATCCATCTTGGATATTCTTTCAAGATACTCATCAAAACCTTTCGTTGAAAGTGTAACTTTGTTCATGCTGCGGTTACCGCTTGTACCTTGATTTCTAAGTATTCGTGCCTGTTTTGGATGTCGTCAATAGATACAATCTCATACACAACGCCATCTTTTACGATATTGCATGTTTCGTCAATGTCATCACGGTAACGGATTGTAACTGTAGCTGGTTTTATCGCTCCTGCTGTTTGAGAAAGCCACACCTCAGAACCAAAGGCATTAACCCACTTCGCCCAAACTGTAGCAATAAAAAAACCGCTCGGAACCATGAAACCACCAGAACCAGTTGTAATCAACCTGCTTTGTAGGGTTATCGATGTCCGAAGATCACCAGGGTTGAAAACTTTACTATTCAAGATCATTCGACAAGCTCCAATGCGATTGATTCAAGTTGTACCAGTGCTGCTGTTAAGCCAAAATTCATCGAAGTAACGGAACCAATCATACCTGGATTTTCATACCACATCACGAGAAGCATACGCGCTGCCGCTTTCGCTTCCGGTAGAATAGGATCATCAAGAGTCCAATCTCTACCGGTTGCGTTTTTCAGGTAGGAGTCAATTTGTGACAGAAGCATTAATAGGTTTGCGTCTGTGTCGCTGCATCTCAAAACCGTTGCGGCTTCGCTTGCGGTTAAGATCGTTATGATTGTTATTTCATCTTCTGCCACTGTAAACCTCCTACGACATGCGCTTGATTAGCGCAGTATAAACCTTTGTGCTCAAGTTGGACGCGCTGGATTGTTGTATTTCATCTGCCACAGTTACCACGCTTTCAAAAAGCGTAGATTTGTCACCAACATCGGCAGCGGCAACACCAGTCACTGAAAGAATTACATCATCAACTTTCAAACCGGTTGCGGTACATGCACCCGCTCCATTTTTTCCAACAAAGTTAATAGCTGTAAGCATACCAACCGCAGTTGCTACAGTCTTTGGACTGGTAACCTTCGTTGTTACTGTGCCCGCTTTTACTTCCGCATCGGATGAGAATGTAGTTTGACCGGTTAATCCGGTTACAGTTGCGCCTTCCTCAATAGTCAACGTTCCACCGATAACCCATTCGTCTCCGCCGTCTGTCATCTGATTAGCTGGAATTGGATATCCCATTTATAACCTCCTATGAAGGTAAAGTTACTGCCAGTGTTGCCATTGCGCTGGCATCCACAGCAACGACATCGGCACGCATAATCGCCCGAACTTCAGTATTATTGCCACGCCATGCACCGCCACCAATGGTGGTTGCAGCCATCTCCAGACCTGCTCGGCGGAAGAATGTACAATACTCACGACCATCGCCGATTGCAAAACGCGCACGCGCTGGAGTAGCCAAGTTAGCCCAATGCGTATCAGATAAAACAACAACTTGACGACCTAGCGCACGCTTTACGATTTCAGAAGTCGGATCCGGCTGGAGCAAAGGTCTTCCAGTACCATCGTCAAGCTGATCCATAAGATCAAAACCTGATTGGTTGGTGAAAATAACCGCTCCAGCACTGATAGCAGGGTCCAAAGTTTTATTGAGCGTAGTTTTCAGCTTGGATAACAGAGTCTTGTAATCGCTCACCGCAGTTGCCGAAATGGCGTCAATCAAAGCCAAAATCAAACTGTTGTTAGTGAGAACGACCTTGCGTGCCATCCAATTAGATAAGTAAGCCATGATATTGGCGGGAGTATCCGCAAGCAGATTGTTTGAAACCGGCAGGTAACCGCCATAGTCAACGATTGTATATTCAACTTTGGTGAAAGTTGGGCTTTCAGTAGCTGCTAAGCCATCGGCTTCCACAATTGCCGCAAATGCGGAAGATGCTGCCGAAGTTTCCACAGCTCGCCAACCTGAGTATGCTGAAACCTGCTCCACATTGACATAATTTGCCAAATCGACAAAGGAGCGCATTTTCTCACGAATCATGTTATCAAAGTCGATTGGGAGTAAAAAGCCGCCTTCACTGCCCGCAGGTGATCCGCCGGTTTCGGTCAAAGCATCCATTAAAATACCGTATTTTTCGCCGCTGTGCATTCCAGCCTTTACGGTCTTTGGAGATGCCCCAACTTTGAACGCGTCAAAAAATGCTTTTACGTACTCGTTGCTTGCGCGCATTTCTTTAGCAACCTCTTTTTTGGGTTCGCCGTTTGCCGGTACGAATTGCGCTGCTGGATTTGCTCCAGATGCGAAGGCATCGGAAACACTAAAATACATTTTTTCAGCCTGCTTGGCTTCTGATTTCAATACGTCAAGCTGCGGGATCAATTCATTTGCCTTTTCAGTTTCGCCGCGTTCCTGAAGCTCTACAATTTGAGTAGCCAGGTTATTTACCTTGCCACGCGCTGTATCTACAGCATCATACAAACTTTTCAATTCCATCGTTATATACCTCCTAATGCTACTAACTTTATATTTTTATCCGCCGGATACGTCTCCGGTTTAATGGTATCCGGCGCATCTGGCTTCAATAAGCCTGCCGGTACATTCACGTAATTTCTAATCACATTTAGCACCGAGTTTTGAAAGCTCGGTATTTTAGATGAGGATGTAATTACATCGTCAATAAAACCAAGTTCTTTTGCTTCGCTTGCGCTCATCCAAGTTTCATCGCTCATCATTTTTTCAATCTTGTATTTTTCGATTTTGGTTTTTGATTCGTACGAATCAACGATGCCAGCCTTGATTGATTTGAGCATGTCGATTGCTTTCTTTAAATCCTCAACGTTACCCGCTGCGATTGTCCAGGGATCGTGTATCATGAAATAGGCACTATCGCGCATGGTTACCACGTCTCCAGCCATCGCAACAATAGTAGCTGCCGAAGCTGCCAGACCATCGATTTTCACGGTTACACGCCCAGGGTATTCCTGGATGATTGACTTAATCACAGATGCAGCAATCACATCACCACCGGCTGAATTCATGCGAATTGTTACCGGTTTTCCATTTCCCGCTGTATAAAGATCGTTTTTGAAGATTGCCGGTGTAATATCATCTTGAAACCAAGAAAATTCGGAAATTAATCCGTAAAATTCAAGCTCTGGCTCTCCACTCTCGGTTAAAATCGCATCTTTTACGCTCCAGAATGGTTCAAATGGATTAGAGTTCCCGTCAAAACATCGAATAGGTTTCGCCATACTTCACCTCTTTTTTAGTATTTTTTACATTTTGCGCCGGTGTATTCGCTGTTTTTGGTGATCCATCCGGCATGATTACTGCGATATTCGCAGGAATGTAATAACTATCTCCACCGTCAAACGTGGATAAGTCGTCAATTTGCCGACCTTCGTTTGGTGTCAGTACACCCGATTGAATACGTTTTTCTATGATTTGTGCTCTGGTCATCGCATCCGTTCTCAATAATGCATCACGGTTGAACCTGAAATAGGTGTAATTCTGTTCATCTTCTGTAAGCCATCGTAAAGCAGATGCTTGTTCTGTTTGTACTAGGTATGGGTCAAGCGTTGTACTCAGATAATCAAGATTCTGTTGTTCATTACTTGAATATGCTTGTTTCCCCATGTTCAACTTATACAGTGGCATACCGAAAAAGTTAGCAATCTCTGTATCATTCTCTGCAATGCCTTCCAGAAATTGCACATCGACCGGCTTCATTGTGATTTGCTCAAACTTCGCGACTTTGTTATCCAGTACCGCTAAACGATACGCGTTTGAACTGCCGGTCATTGCTTCTTCGTATGCATCCCGCACTTTTTGGCGCGCTGTTTTATCTACTTCGCCATTCATCCAAAGTAAACCGCCTGGGTTCAAGCCTTGTTTGTAAAATTTCGCTTGTGTTTCGTATGCACCAAGCTGCCTGCCAAGTGATTCACGTGCGTATGTGATAATAGATCGACCGTTGATCCCGTCCAGTGAATTGATGAGTAAGTGCATAACCTCAACATCTGGTAAATATCTCGTTTCTCCATTAGCAAATATGGTTTGATACCACAGATTACCGCGTAAATCGTACAGTGGATAAGTAGCGGATGAATTGAGAACAAAAATTTCACGCCTTCCACCTGCGGAGCGTGGAGGCATCCAAGCATAAGCATTACCATAACACAATAACCACTGCATCAATGTTTTCTTCATCACGAATGGTGTCATCCATCGATTAGGAGATACTTCCAGTAACCATGCTATATTTTGTGTGACATTCGATGGTCTCAATCGTTCGATCTTTCCTGGAACACGGTTGACAAACGTCTGGAGTGGCATTTTAGCAAAATCATCACTTATGATATTGATACACCTGTACGCAGTGCTTATGTTTTTAGATGTTTCCGCCGTAACCGTTTGACCAGATGACGCTAAAACGCCATTGATGTCTATAAGCTCTGGTAGTGTCATAATTTCCGGTTGCGCTTGATTTCTAATCGCTTTCCAAACTCTCTCGAAAACGTTCATAGTTAAAAACTCCAATCATCCGACATGATAGACGCTGTTAAGTCAAGATTAGATTTATAAAATCTTGCGCGTGCCATTGCGTCAATCCATGCCGCTATTAAGTCAATGCGTTTGGTTCTGTCTACAGATTTTCCCTTGTGCTGCTTTACTAACTTTATATTCCCGTTTCCATTCTTGGCTATGCTGGAATTACCAAAGCACCACCGCGCTACCGGATTATCCTCATGGCTCATCTTGCCATCTTTCAAAAGTATTTCAGTAGCGTTCATGGGATCGGTAAGTTGCATGAATGTTTGTGGAATGTCAACGCAGGTTATACCGGCGGTTTCAAGTCTCTGTAAAAGCATGGTTGCAAAGGCTCTGTCACTGTCAAGCTCAATAATGTTATATAGCTTTGAAAGTTCAACAATTTTCTTTTCCACTTCGTTGTAATCGACAACATCACCTTCCGTAGCCGTTACCCAGCCCGATTTTTTCCATGCATCATAAGGAACGTGGTCACGCTGTATTCTTTCCTGCATGTTATCCGCTGGTATCCACGCTTCCCAAATAACGCGCCAATCAAGCTGCGTATTCTGTGGAGGAAACACCAAGCATAAAGCGGTTAAATCGGTTGTACTCGATAAGTCGAGACCAGCATAACAATCTTGACCTATCAAATCCATCCGATTCCAATCACCTACCGTGCTATCAAAAAGTGAAAGCGGTAACCAAGTAGTTAACTTATTCGTTATCCACTGATTTAACCGTAACCACCTGAATAACCTCTCGTCCGCTGGCTTTACTTTGGCTTTTTCCGCTGCTTCTTGTACAGATTCAATGGTTATAGTTGCGCCAAGTGAAGGATTAGCACTTTTCCAGTTATCTTGGTTGTAAATATCATCCCCCTCGTACGCAAATATAACAGGATACCAGGAGGAATCACTAATCTTTTTGTCTATAATGCTTTTTGCATATTCATGCTGTTCCCAACCAACGGATAAACGGTCAGGATCGTCACCGGCAGTGGTTATCACCCACCAGATCGGTTGTGTTCGTGCATCACCTGCACCGAACGTCATCACGTCCCACAATTCACGGTCTGGCTGTGCGTGGAGCTCGTCAAAGATACAAGCAGATACATTCAAGCCGTGCTTTGTAAATGCTTCGGCACTAAGCACTTGATAGTAAGTTCCGCTAACTTTGTCTGTTATGCGCTTCTTGCTTGCTGTGATCTTAGCGCGCTTCTTCAATGCCGGTATCTGGTCTATCATGTCTATAGCCACATCAAACACGATTGAAGCCTGCGATCTGTCAGCTGCGCACCCATAAACCTCACCGTTTCGTTCGCCATCGGCAAATAGATGATATAAACCGGCACCTGCCGCAAGTTCCGATTTGCCATTTTTTTTTGGAGTTTCAACATAAGCAAAGCGGTATTGCCGGTAACCGTTTTCGTTTATAGTTCCATATACGTCTTGTATAATCTTGCGTTCCCAATTTAGCAGCATGAATGGTTCTCCATAAAACCTGCCTTTGGTGTGCTTGAGATTTTCAAAAAATCGTATTGCCCGCATCGCTTTTTGCTCGTTATACATTTTCCGTGTTTAAGGTAGTTTCGATGTCGTTCAAGAATTCATCGAACGGATCAAAATCTTTTTGTTTTTTCTTTTCAGGTGCAACACCCGCGCGTGCTCTGGGTGTTAAGTACAATGATTGCGCCATCGTTAAGATGATTGATTTTTTTCTATCGATACGACTATCTAATGCAAGGATGTCGTTAATCGATAGTGAACTAGGTGAGCTGTAAAACTTTCCCATGCTCAATTTACGAAGGATCATCAATTCCGATAACTCTGCAACTGCATTGCAATAATTAACTAATAAATCTCTATCGAGTACAGTAACGATTACAGCATCAAGCTGGCTGTAATGCTTCATCAAACGCTTGTAAACTGTTTCAGCTTTCACAGCTTCAAATTTAAATAAGCTCGGTGCATCCTTAGGTAAGCCGGTATTTGGCAGCAGTGATTTTTCAATCTCCGCTGTAAATTCTTTATCGGATTTGGTGAAATGACCGGATTTTATACCCTGCGGCTTTGCTGGTCTCATCTTGAACTACCTATTGCTGGAAAAAATTTCACGCTGCCCTACCCTTACGCTGTGGTTTCCCTAGTGTCAAACATTTTTGCCACCCCTGGTATTCATTTCCACCACAGTTTTCTTACTATGACACGAATGACATAACGCTTGTAAATTATTTGTATAGAACTTTTCTACGTCTCCACTATGTCGCTCAACATGGTGAACATCTGTCGCAGGTGTATAGATATTATTATTCATACATTCCTCACACCAAATGTTAACCGATAAGAAAGCTTTCCTCATCTTCTTCCACTTCCACCCATACAAACGTTGTATATCTGGGTCACGTTTTGTATAACTCGCGCCATGTATATCACATCGCCCACTATGCACAAGTATCATACACCCAGGGAAACTGCATGGTTTCAACGCTGCATAAGGCATTAAACTTTCCTCGCCAACTCTTCGCCCTGATACTCCTGGCAGCACCACACCACAAAGCCAAGCCAGTGATTACCCGCGTCATCCGTATGCTCAGTAATAGCATTTAGCTTTTGACCATCAACCATCCTGAATACAACTTCACTATCAGTGGATGGTAAAGCGCGCACATTCAAACCTATATCCGAAGTAACAGAATAAGCAACTTGCTTCGAATACCATTCTTCCACTTCACCGAGTAAAGGAATACTCGTGTCTTGCACCACCGGTGGTACACTCGGTATAACTGCGGTTTCAGCCGTAGTGATCCGGATATAATCCGTAGTGATCCGGA